CAAAATCTTCACGAAGGGAAGTAATTTTTTCAACAGTATCAATTTCAGTCACTTTATTTTCAGTACACCACTCATTAAATAGTTGACTTACTGAAAAAAGATGATGTAATTCAAGTTTCTCTGTTGATCCACAAATATAACACTCATCTCGAAGTTTATAATCTTTTTTAATATAATCTCTTATATATTTTATTGGAAATCTTTTTAATTCAGACACTTTTGAAGCACCTCCCAACGTAGTTTATAGTGGTCAGGATGACGATTCAGACCTACGTTACCTTCAGGTAAATTTAAAACCTTACCTACTACAGTGTCGAGATTTTTAAGTTTATAGCGTTTTTTGATTAAATAACTTACAACAATATCATCACCTCTTGTTAAATGCTTAAAGTTTATTAAATCTTCTTTTATGGCATCAAGAGCTTCTTGTTTCACCACCATCACAGAACCTACTAAAAAATCTACTCGTGAATTTTTACACCAATGATCGCGAAGATCTTTATATTTTTTAGCTTTTTCTACGCCTGACTTTCCATAAACGCCTATAAGCGGTTGTTCTCTTTGTATTAATTTTCTGACTAGTAGGGGAGAGGGTAATAAGTCATCATCTAAAACTAGCTTATAAGGTTCTGGATAATTATAACACTGTAACCATCTCTCGATACAGTATTTATTACTATCATTATTAATAACTTCTACGTTACGAGAACGATACTCAAATGGTTCATAAGGATTATTATTTATAACAGTAATAGGAATAGAACGATGAAATGCGTCACAAATTGCTCGTACATTGTCAGGTCTTTTATAGTTTAAAACAATAATTCTAAGCATAGATTGAAATGTTACTCATTTTCTGATGGGTATAGATAGCGTAGCGCACAGCATCACATGGGTGAGATGCCCAATCATGAACTGGTTTTGGTGTTTCTGTATTTGGGTTCCATTTGTAAGCACTCATAGCAGAAAAAGTGTGTCTAGCACCTTCAGTATCAAAGAAAAGTCGATTTTGTTCAATTAATACTTGTAAAGAATTAATACCATCATTTACAGATTTAATAGCGTTCTCACAATAGATATCATAGTCATAAGCAAAATCAGCCTTGACCTGTTGCGCTGCAGAATCAATGTATATTGTATCAATACCCCACTCATTGATCTTTTCTTGTATTTCAGCTGCAAGTTCAGAGGTTGTAGATTCTTTTGAGATAAACTCATCTATAATAAAATAACTATCACCATCAGTCCCGATTACAACAAAAACGTTTTCATCTCGATAGCCAACGTCTAATCCCCCGATCACTTCTGCAAAACGCTCTCCAATATAGTCACCTATATGTTTTTCTTCATCTAAATCAAGATAGATCTGTGATTCAGTAGTAGTCCACTCACACTCATACTCTTGAAGGTAGAGAGCTTTTGTAATAGAACGGCGAGCTTCTTCAACATCAGTTTCTGAAAGAAGTGGATTAGCTCTCCAAGTATGTATTGAAGAGGACCAATCTGGATATTCTGGATCTTCTCCTCGTAAAAAGTATTCGTATAAGTAGTTTCCTTTGCCACGAGGTGTAGAAATCCATAAACAACGAGAATCTGTAAAAGTTGACAGTGCAGGACGTAAATCTCGCGTATAATACTCATCATTAGGAATAATTGCAGCTTCGTCTACAATTAAGAGGTTTGCTGCACGACCTACTAGTGAATCTCGATTATTAGCTGAAAGCAACCTAAAAACTGAGCCATTTATTAATTTCACCACCTTATCTTTTTGATTGAAACGCTCAACTTCAATATCAAGTTGTCTAATTAAGTCTGTAACATAATCCCAAATAATTGAAGAAAGAGAAAAGTTAGGAGCAACAACCATAACTTGTTGACCAGGCTCTAAAAGTTTAGCAAATGCTAGAATAGCAGCTGCATAAGACTTACCAGTACGGCGAGCAGCAATATGGACTACAAAACGATTAGAGTCTAGATTCTCTACCATTGCCCACTGAGACTCATTAAATTGAACTGGTTTTGGAAGACGATCTAGTAGACGTTGAATTTTAATACGAAAAAATTTATCTGACATTACCTAAAATATGGAATTATCATTGAGAGAAGGGAAATTAAAGCTGCTGTTACACCGCCTATCCATAACAGAGTTTTAAGAGAAGTTTTGCCTTGAGTTGCCATTTCGCGAATTTCAGTTAGATTTTGTTCCATCTTATCCATACGACTTTCAAACCGTTCAAACATTGTAACAATTGTATTATAACGCTCTTCACAAACAGCTTCGTGAGCTGATATTAAAGACTTGTTAGACTGTGAACGCTCATGCAGCCTATCTATATCAAGTTGTATTTGATCTAATTCGCGCTCAGTATCTGACATTATATCTCAAGTCTTAATAATATAATTTACTACTTCTGAAGGTAGAGTAGTATTAACTGTAAAAGAATTTACACTTAAAGAAGGAACTGTAAGTGCTGGAATTGATAGAGCTGGAATAGAAAGAGCAGGTATAGAGTGATCATGGCTTGATCCAGCTAAGTTTCCAACACCATGGGTATGGCTTGATCCAGCTAGGGTTCCAACTCCATGTGTATGGTTATTAACAGTTAATGAAGGTATCGTCAAAGCTGGAATTGACAAAGCTGGTACTGTAAGTGCAGGGATTGTGTGGGTGTGGTTTGCCTGTGTAATTTCAGCAATCGCTGACGTTACAGATGAGTCTTTTGCAGACGCAGCAACTGTTACGTTAACTGGAGTTAAATCATCAGCACCATCACCACCTGTTGTTCCTGTACCTGTATTACCTGTTCCAGTATTGCCTGTACCTGTATTAGAAGCTGCAGTGGTTGCTGTGGAGTTAGCTGTGCTACCTGTGATAGTAACTCCAGAACCATCAGTGGCTCCAGTGATAGATACTCCTGAAGCCCCAGAAGTGCTAGTTCCAGTATTACCTGTACCTGTATTACCTGTGCCTGTATTAGAAGCTGCAGTGGTTACTCCAGTTTTTGAAGCTGAAGTAAGAACTGAAGAAGCACCCGCTGAACCTGTAGTAGTACCAAGAGTTGCGTTATTAGATCCTTTGCCTAATGGAACTTTATCTCTTAAGTCAGGAACGTTAAAGGTAGTTGACCCATCACCTGTACCAAAAGCAGTGCCTACGGCAGCAAACAATCGAGCATAGGTTGTACGAGATACTGCAGAAGCATCACACAGCAAATAACCAGTTGGTGCTGAAGCACCACCGTATGCCATGATAGTTCCAGCTGGGATAATCTCAGCTCCACCTGCAGTAGCACCGTCATGGATTCGAATGTTGTTAGTGTCTGTATCGAGTGTTATCTCACCTGCTGCACCAGTAAAGGCGTTGTTCTGGGCTGAGGTTCCTCGTCTAAATTGTAGCTGTGTAGCCATGTGTTACTCCTTATAGTGTTCCTAAATCAAATGTTCCGTCTATAGTTAATCCGTCGCCTGTAATACCGCCTGTTACATCTAATTCACCTGTTATTGCTACAGTATTAGAAGAATTTGTTCCTACAGAAAGATTACCTGTTACACTCATGCTATAGGTAATCGTGTTCATTGTAACGGCAATATTATCTGCTGACAAGTATCTTGCAAAATGGTAATCACCACCTGTATTAAAAGTACCATCGCCTATCTGATTATAAACTGAATTAGTTGGTGTGTATGTTAAGATACGTACTCTATTATAATTACCCTCAACCTGACCCATAAAGGTTACACCGTTGGAGGTTAAACCTCTTGTAGTTGTTCCATTACCAACAAATAGCGTGCCAGTAGTAGAGCCATCACCGATAGTAACAGTGCTATTAGCTGCAGCACCAAGTACGTCTCTAGTATCTATACCTAGACCGCCCATATATTGTGAAACTTTTGTACTCATAATTACCTTTCTATCATAATTTTAACCATAGGTCAAAATATATTTATGAGAGTGCTCCTAAATCTACTTTACCTACTATTGTAACAGTATTAGAATCGTTAGTACCGATAGTTACGTTGCCGTCAATATCTACTTCACGAATAAAATTGACATCTCCGTTAGCGTCTGCTGTTACAGCTTTTGATGCCGCGACAGTTCCTAAAGTAATTCCATCAAGATAACCAAGTTCTGTGGGAGTAACTCCACTAGATTGGGAAATTTTACCAGAGCCATCAGTAATCATTACTCGATCAGCTGTGAGGTCGGAAGTAAGAACGGTTGAAATAGCTCCTGCGATATTAGCCACTCTTCTTGCCTCAATAGCCGCATCTTCATTAGTAAACGCTGTAACATTAGTTGTTAATCTCGATTGTAATGCAGTATCTTCATTAGTAAACGCAGTAACGTTAGTGGTTAGTCTTGCTTGTAATGCAGTATCTTCGTTAGTAAGAGTGGTAACGTTTGCGGAAATAGCATCTTGAACCGAAGTTCCATCAAACTTAACAGTGGCTGCATCTAGTATGCCTACGCTTAGATTAGCAGCAGTAACTGGTGAGAGAGAGGTATTAGACTTAGGATCTAAAGTGTCTGATATTTTAAATGTTGTAGCAGATTCATCATAGAAAAATGCTGCATTACCTTGATTACCACGGTTAAATAGGATACCAATATCATTAGCAGGAGATCCGGTAGTACCGTTTGCTAACATTATCATGGTATCATCAACATCCATATTAGTAGTGTTAATAGTAACTGTATCACCATTTACAGTTAAATTACCAGTGACAATCAAGTCATCACTCATAGTAACTTCACCTGTGAAATTAGTAGTACCATCAATTATAGCTGCAATATTAGCCTCAGCAGCTGCTACGTTATCTTGCACTGCACTCACATTAGCATCAAGACGTGTATAAGTAACATAATCATTAGAAGCAGCCACGAGAGCATTAGCTGCGATACGAGCTTGAAGAGCTGTATCTTCGTTTTGTAGAGCTGTAACGTTTGCGCCTAATCTAGTTTGTAAAGCTGCATCCTCAAGAGCTAAAGCTGCTGCATTTGCATTAGAAGATGTTCCAAAATTATCAACAGTTGTAGTAAGAGTTGTAACATTATCTTGAATAACGTCTAAGTTAGCGTTTATTAGTGCATAGGTAGCAAAGTCATTAGCAAGAGCTAAGAAATAAGTAGCTGAAACATTTGCCTTAGTATCTAGATTTGTATTAGCATAGGTACCAAAGTTATCAACTGTAGTAGTTACTGTGTTTACATTGTCTTGGACTACATCAACATTAGCATTTACTCTAGTATCAAGAGCTGTAACGTTAGATTCTGCAGCTGCTACATTGTCTTGAAGCAAATTAAGACTTGCAGTGACGTTTGAAGTTGCAGTATCAATAGTAGTGGTAGAGGCATCAGCACCAGTAATTGTAAGACCAGATCCAGTTTCATTAGGAGCGATAGTGACATTGCCAATAAATAAAGTGCCTGGACCTAGGTAGATGTCTTTCCAAACTAAATCTGGTGCGCCTAGTGAATATGTATTGTTAGCTGAAGGCTCAACGTTTGCATCAGTAATAATAACATTTGAGTCTGTATTATAAGTAAAAAATGTATTAGCTACTCGACGAGACTCAACAGCGTTAACATTAGCTTCGGTTGAAGCTACATTAGCTAAATATTCAACTCGAAGAGCTGCAACATTAGATTCAGCTGATGCAACATTGTCTTGCACAGAGTCTAAAAGTACTAAAGTTGCATAAGAAGTGCCTACATTTGACCAAACAACATCAATGTTAGCATTGAGTTGTGTATAGTAGGAATCTGCGTTAGAAGAAACAATATCAAGGTTTGAGTTTAAAACTGTGAATGTTACAAAGTCGTTAGCTGCTGCGAGTGAGGTACGAAGCGAAGCTGCTGTTACTTTTTTAGTGGTATCACCGCCTACATCAACAATAGGAA